GAAGCCTGGCTGGGCGGCGAAATCGGCCGTGAATTCGCCCGCGCCGAAGGGGTGGCCTTTGTGTCCGGCGACGGCGTCAACAAGCCGCGCGGTTTCCTGTCGGCACCGACCAGCACCGCCGATGATACGACGCGCGCTTTCGGCACGGTGCAGACCATCGCCGCCGGTGCGGCCGGCGGCTTTGCCGCGAGCAACCCGCAGGACCGGCTCATCGATCTCGTCCATGCGCTGGCGACCCCCTATCGCCAGGGCGCGGTGTTCGTGATGAATTCGGCAACGCTCGCCCGGGTCCGCAAGTTCAAGGATACCACCGGTGCCTTTCTGTGGCAGCCGGCACTGACGGCGGACCAGCCGGCGACATTGCTCGGCTATCCGGTCGTCGAAGCCGCCGCCATGCCCGATGTCGCGCTCGACAGCCTGTCGATCGCCTTTGGCAATTTCCAGGCGGGCTATCTCATCGCCCAGCGCCGCGAGACGGTGGTGCTGCGCGATCCCTTCTCGAACAAGCCCTTCGTGCATTTCTACGCCACCAAGCGCGTTGGCGGCGCTGTCATCGACAGCCGGGCCATCAAGCTGATGAAATTCAACGCCTGATGCCGCCTCCAGGCCGGCGCCGCACGGGCGCCGGCCTGGCTTTTTCCCCAATCGAGATGAGGTCGCCATGCACAATTCCGCATCATGGGCGCCAGCGCGCGCCTGCGCCGCAGGGCAGGGCTGATGGCGACAGGTGATATCATCGCCTTCCAGATATCGGGCGCCGGCGCTTTGCCCAATGGGGGCAACATTGATGGCAATGGCGTCATCGCGCGCATCCGGCTTGAAGGGCTGGCGGGCAATATCGGTGGCAGTTATGACCTGTCGAAGCTGACGGGTAGCGGGGCAAGCCCGGGCTGGAACCGCGCCAGGACCTACAGCACAACCAATATTACCCGCGAAGTGGCGCTGACTGACAAGATCATCCGCCGTCCGTACCCGAGCGAGGCGCTGCGCATCGAGCAGGCGGTCGGCAGCGATCTCGACATCTATGCCTATCTGACCGAAGAATGGTTTGTCGCCGACACGTTGGCCATGGTCAGCATCGCGGCGGGTTTCTACACCGGCAGCATCAGTTCCACCCTGACCGGCGCGGGCCTGACCAACAGCAGCAGCCGCGCTTACCGGATGCCGCAAATCAGTTGGGTCGGCCTTGAGCCGTGGCGGCGCATGACCGGCAGCGGCTTGACCGTTGAAGCAATCATCGACCATCACAATGCCCGCGACGGCCAGCCCGTCGCTGCGGTTGATTTCTATGTCAGCCGGTCCGGCACCACATCCACCGCTTCGACCAGCACGATGGTGCTGTCGGACGAAATCACCACGCCCTATCGACCCGGCGTGTTTCGCGCCACCGTGCCGGTCGGCGCGCTGACGCAAGGCGAGGGCGATCTGGGCGCGACGATCTATCCGTGGGTCGGTACCGCGACATGGGACACCAACAGCGCCGACTTTGAGACTTTCCCCTGCGTCGGTACGCCCAAACTTTATCCGGTCAACATCGACACGGACGAGAGCTATGCCCCCGCCGGGGCTTATATCTCCCACACGGCCGTGTTGATCGGAACCCCGACTATCGGCCTGCTGTCGGCTCTTGGCCCTTACGTCCCCGGCACGACACCGGCCTATGCCTCCGTTCAAACGCTCGCCAATGCGGCGCGGGCCTATAACAAGAACACCGCCAAGCGCGCCCGTGTTCACGATGACATGGCCGGGGTCTGGGCGGTTATCCCGTCTGGTTATAAATCACCGTTGCAGGCCGGTATCCACAGCCCGACAAACTATCCGCCGGGTCTGGGGTATTTCGGCATCACGCGCGAGGTTGGCTCGGCTATTTCGGATACCGGCCTGACGACCAATGCTCAAGCCCCCACGACATCAAGAACCCTGCCGTCCCGCACAATGCTTGATGGCATCGGTATTTTCCCCGGCGCGGCGGGTCTGACGCATACGGTGGTCGACGGCACCTCACTAGGCGCTTCGACCACGCAACAGACAAAAGCCGCTGCAATTTATCTGGTTGTCCGCGATTGCGCCGGCACCGGCAACGGAGACAACGCCAACGCAGTATTTTCGCGCTCTGGGTATCGCTGGCTGCACCGCAACAGCTTCACCAGTTTTGGCGACGATGTAATCATCAACAACGCCAGCCTGTTCGCCGGGCTGGTGCAGTTACACGGCTGCACGATCGACAATTCGGCGAACAGCAAAAGGGCCGATTGCAATGGCGCTTCGGTCATCGGCTGCCACCTGCCGCGCTGCACGCTGGTATCGCTGCCGGTTGGCGCCTCTCCCGAGATCAAGGGCCGCATGGTTCACAACGTCCGTATCGACAGCGATGATAGCGGCACGGCTGGCGTCACGGTCACGGCGGGCCATACGCGCGCCATCGGGGTGCGCGGCGAAAGCTGGGTCAACGTGCTGTTGCGCAAGGTACGCACCGGGGCGACGGCGGGTGTCCTGGGGGTTGGCGAAAGTCCGACATTCCAGCTTAGTTCGGATTATGCGACGGGGCCGGTCGATCAGCCCGCCGTCGCCAACGTCAACCGGGCCTATCTGAGCCTGGCCGGCGCGCGCGCCAACGGCCCGTATAACGAGGCGGCATCGACCCGCGTGCTGAAGGAAGTGCGCGACATCGGCATTGCTGCATCGCAGTTGAACACCAAGGCTGATACTTTTGCCGGCGCTGGCGGCGCTTCGGGCAACCGCACCGGCACTTTTGCCTATCGTTTCGGCAATGCCCGCTTTGGCATTGTTTCGGGTGACAGCAGCGCCAACAATGAAAGCGGCACCAGCCCGACTGCGTGGAATGGCGATGCCATGCCGCCGCTGTCGCAGGTCAATGTCGGTTATGGCAATTTGTGGGTCAACGACACGTCGCTGGCGGTTGGCAACAACTTGGCGGCCGCCGGGGATTATGCGCCACGTGCAGCGCTGTTCGACCGCATTCCGGCCGGGCGCGCGGTGACGGGTTTCGATCTGCTGGGCAATGCGCGGCGCAATGATGGTTCCGGCGCGGCCGGGGCGATCGAGCGGGCCGACAGCCTTGTCGCGCCGGCATCGGTGCGGTCGGCGCAGTTCGCCGGTTCGCCCGGCCTGTCGGGGTCGGCGCTGCTGATGCCCGCCGGTGCCGCGCATGCCCAGCACGTGGCGGCATTGCTGCTGTCGTGGACGGGCGCCCTTGCACCGGCGAGTGCCGGCCACGGCCAGCGTGCAGCGCCGGCATCGGTTGCCTGGACCGCCACGCTGGCTGTCTTTGCGGCGTCCATGCCGAACCGCGCCATGGCATCGCTGTTGATGTCCGATGCGGTTGCCGAATGGCTGTTGCCGGTCACGTCCGCACATCCGCAACGGGCCGCTGCCGGCCGCATCATCGCCGGGCCTGTGGTGCCGGCAGTGCCCGCAGCACGCACGCTGGTACCCGATCGCATTGCAACGACTCTTTTTGTCTCGTGAAAGAAGGAAACTGACATGTCCAAGTTCGCAAGCAACGACGTCATCGACGGCAGCCTCAATATCGTCGCTGCCGCCACCCGCCTCATCGCGCTCAATGGCCAGCCAGCCAGCTTTGCCGCGGCCGACGCCGGCAAGCTGGTGCAGGCCGCGCTCGGCCCCGGCGATTTCAGCCTCGCGACCGGCGATGTGTCGGGCCGCAAGGTCATGATCGCTGCCAAGGCCAGCCTGGCTGTACTCGCGGCCGGCACCGCCGATCATATCGCGCTCCTCGATGTTGCCGGGTCGCGGCTACTGTACGTCACGACGTGCCCCGCGCAGGCGCTGGTTGTCGGTGGGCAGGTCAGTATTGCCGGCTGGTCGATCGAGATCGGTGCGCCGGTCTGATGCCCAGCGCACGGCCCGGACGGCCGGTTTTACCTGACAGCGAGGGAGGATGATCGGTGGCGATCTTCTTGAAGGACCCGATGGCAATGATCGATTTTGCCATCGACTGGTCGGCCAATGTGCCGGCCGGCCTAACACTGGTCGAATCGACCTGGGCGGTGACGCCGGGCGGCAGCGACGCGGTAACGGTGGCGGCGAGTGTCCGCGAAGCCTTGCGCAGCGTCGCCACACTGGGCGGCGGGCAGCAGGGGCAACTTTACCACGTCACCAACCGGGTGATCTTTTCAGACGGCCGCAGCGATGAACGCACGCTTGTCCTGCGCGTGGAGAACCAGTGATGGCGGATTTGATCCTGTCCCGAGGCGCCAGCGCGCTGGCGGTCAGCCTGGCGGAATGCAAGGCGTATTTGCGGCTCGAGCGCGATGATGACGATGCCCTGTTGGCGGGGCTGATCCGCACCGCCATGGCCTTGTGCGAGGCCTTTACCGGGCAATGGCTTGTCGTGCGTGACGGCGAACAGCGGCTGGCGCTGGCCAGCCATTGGCAACGCATCAGTGCACTGCCGGTGGTTGCCATCACCGGTATCCTGCAGGGCGACACCCCTTTGCCCGGCAGCGCTTTTGAAAGCGATATCGATCCGGCCGGGTGCGGCTGGGTGCGTCTGTGTGGTTCGGTGGCGGGGGCGCCCCCGGTGGTGCGCTTTCGCGCCGGGCTGGGGGCCGATTGGAACGGCGTGCCCGAACCGTTGCGGCAGGGGCTGATACGGCTGGTGGCGCATCTGTTCAGCCATCGCGATGCCGCTGATGCCGGCCCGCCGCCCGCAGCGGTGGCGGCGCTGTGGCGGCCGTGGCGTCGGCTGCGCCTCAACTGAAGGAATGATCATGGCTGATGAATTTGCCGGCGCGCTCTGCGAGCGCGTCGTGATCGAGGCGTGGGTGCCAGCGCGCGACGACGCCGGTGCCGATGTCGGGCACTGGCAGGCCGGGCCGGAACGGCTCGCGGCGATCGAGCCCGATGGCGCCGGCCGTGGTGACGGGGAAGCCCGGCGCTCGCGGCGGCGCTGGCGGGTGACGCTGCGCCAGCCGGTGGCGGTGGGCCTGACCTCGCGGTTGCGCTGGGATGGCCTGTTGCTCGTGGTGCTGGCGATGGAGCCTGATCCGCGCCGGCGTGACCGCATCATGCTGCGCTGCGAGGCGCGCGAGGCATGACCGGGGCGAGCATCTGGGCGGGCCTGCTGGCCCGGGCGGCCGCGCGCGGCGAAACCGCTGCCGGGGTCGCGAAATCGGCCTTGGCGGCACGGGCGGCAGGCTTGCCCGGTGTCACCGTCACCATCGCCGATGATGTGCGGCTGCACGGCCATGGCCTTGTCGCGCGTGCCTTTGGCAGCCGCCGCGGCGCTGCCGACCCGCGGCTGCGGGCGCTGATCGCCAGCGACCATGGACAGGGAGACCAGCCATGAGTGCCAGTCTGGCAATGCAGCGCCTGCTGGTGGCCGCGCTGGCTGGTATCGATGGCATCACCGGCGTTCATGATGGCCCGCCGGCCGATGCGCCGCCGCCCTATCTCGTTATCGGGAGTGACCTGGTCAGCGACTGGAGCACCAAGACCGAAACCGGCCATGAACATCGCATCGCGATCAACGTCTGGGATGCAGGGCCGGGCGCGGCGCGTGCCAAGGCGATCATGGGCAGGGTCGAAACCCGGCTGGCGGCGCTGGCAGGCAACCGCGACGGCCATCTGCTGGTGTCGGCCCGGTTGCTGCGCACGCTGGTGCTGACCGATGCCGAAGGCTGGAGCCAGGGCATCGTCGAATTCCGGCTGCGCAGCCGCGTGGTTTGAACGGCCTGCCATCGAGCAGGTTTTTTTCGTGAAAGGACAAGGATATGGCAATGGAAAAAGGCAGCGCTTTCCTGCTGAAG